GATGATGCTCCATGCCGCGCGTGGCGGCAGAAGGTGGTTTAACTTGATTGCGTTTTAAACGGAGCCAAGGAGGCGAGGATTGTTGATGCGCCTCATGCAGCTCTCTGCTGATTCCAGACACCCACGGCGTCAAACACACGGGCCGCCTGTTCTTCTGTCAACGAGACCTCGGCAGGAATGGCAATCCAGCCCGACGCGAGCCGATGATTCGGATTGCTCTCGGCGACCAGCTCCTTGTAGGTTTCTTCGATCACGCCCTCGAGGTGGGCGGCCAGATAATTGCCTTGAGGGGCGACCTCTACAGATTTGGTGTAGCGGTGGCCGCGCTGATCTCGACACTGGACGCTGACATAGATCGTCCAGCGATGGGCAAAGTCGCAGACTGCTTCGGCCATGCGTTGTCCTGGCGGGATGCTCTTGCAGCTCTTCCTGTTGATCATCCCTTGGCGTCCGCTGGGATCAATGTGGACCACCGCGACGTGATGGGCATTGAGCAGTGCCCGGCTCGCTCGCTCTAATCGGGTACGCATGTTGTTGGGCTTTCGCTTTTTCATAGCATCACCGCTATCTGGCGATTGGCTTTTGCTTCGAACTGCATGGCAAGGTCGTGAGCAGCTTTGTAGTCGTCACGGAAGGCGTGAGTCTTGTTGGTGGTGCGGTCTTTAATCTGATACATGCCGAAGCTTCCGCCGGCGATTTGGTAGCGCACCGGTTTGGCTGGGGCTCGTCGATCAATACGACTGTAGAATCCAGAGCGGGCGGCCTTTGTTCGTTGCAGCAGCTCACCGAGTTCACCGATGCGTTCTTGAAATGCTGGATGCATTGAAAGTCCTTGATGTTGGGTTGCAGGCATTCGTCTGCACTCGGGCCTGTAATTAATTGCGGTAGGGCGTAGGGGGAGAGTGCTAACGGATAAAGGCAGGCGAAAAAAAGCCCGATTGAAATCGGGCCATTGTTTGCGTCATGAAGACCTGCTTAAGTGATCGCAGGTGTTGCCGTCGCGGGCTTCGACAAACCCGCCTGAATGCGCTGCGTAATTTCCTCTCGATGCACCTGGACGTCCTTTGGTGCGCTAGTTCCGATACGTACCTGTTTGCCACTAACACCCAGTACTGTGATCGTGATGTTGTTGCCTATGTTGATGCTTTCGCCTTCTTTGCGAGTCAAAATCAGCATTGTCCATTTCCTTGCGTGAGTGGGTTTCCCAATGCCGCCTTTTTAAGAAGCGGCATCAGTGAAACGTCACTGAGCTACGCGGATTTCATTGCGTGGGAACCACGCCTCGTCAACCAGAACCATGCAGCCAACAAAGGCGGCGTAGCGGGTCTCTCGGTCAGTCTGGAAGCCGTAGTAGGAGCAAGTTGCCCGAGAGGCTACATTGCTCAGCAACATGCAGCCGACGATCAGTGTCAGCAGGATCAGCAGAACTTTTGTCGCGTACTTCACACATTGATACCGTATTCAGCCAGGCGCAGACCGAAGTGCATGCCTATTTCCTTCAGCACCACCAACTCTGCTGGCTCGATCTGGCCATCAGCCTGGGCAACGGCAAGAATGTTGACGAAGGCTTCCTCCGCGTCGGCCGGAACGTTTTTGATGTCGGCCAGTTCCCGCTTGATCGCCAATCGACCTACTTGAAAGTTGGCGTTCAACTGGCCTGTAAAACGGTTGATGGTTTCGGTGATCTCGCTGCCGAAGTGCGTCAAATTCGGGTTGGAGCGAATCAGCTCATCCAGCTTAGAAACCTCGCTGGCTTCAATCTCTCCGTCGGCCGCGGCGACCAAAAGGCCGCCACCGACAATGGCCTGCATCAAGTCGCGGTTAACGACCTTCTTCATTTCAGCTTGGGCATTGCCGACTTGTTTGCCGAAGAGTTTTTTCATTCCGAACATGGTGTTTCCTCTGGTGGGATTGCATCCCGCTGCACCCTGTCGCCAAGGTGCAGCAGTGATGCTGTCCGTCCTATTGCCGCCGGAGGAGCGGGGCGCATTGCTTGCCGGGTCATTCACACGGTTTAGGCGTTTCACCTTCGAGCAGCCGTCCAGGTTGTTCCTGTCATTGGCAGGCTTTCGGGCCTGCCTGCTCGCCGGTCGCCGGTAGAGGCAATGCGGTCTGTTCTTTGTTGCGCTGAATGTTAAAGAGCGGCGCGGCTTTCGCTGCTGGGCAAAAACGTGTTGGTGTGGATAAAATATAAGGCAGCTTATTTTTATAGTCAATAAGCAAGCTTATATATTTTCATTGAGGCGTAAAAAACCCGCTCAATGGCGGGCTCGCATTACGCTTCGCAGTATTCTCGCCACCCGATCCTGACGGTCCCATTCTCAAGCCGATCCAAACGGACCCCATCAGTTTCTTCAATCTCATGGAGTACTTGCAGCCACGCTTCAGCAGCTTCTTTCTCTGATCTGGTGACGACTACAGATTGGATTTTCTGCGCATTCGGTGCAGAGATCAGGCGTTGGATTCGTCGGCGAATAAGCTCGCATGAGCTCTCAGCTGAGCTCGGTGGAGGACGGCGTGGCATTGCAATGATCCTTAGTTTTATCGTTTGGAAGCTGCACCGTATGATGTCAAAAATTTGACGAGTTGGGGTGGCTGATCTCAGGTGGACTAGAAAAAGCTTGTAAGTTTTTATGCGAGAACAGCGAGTGCACGCGGCGGGATAGGGGGAAGTGCAAGAATTTGTGTAGCGCTGGATACGATAAAGCCCGCGCAAGGCGGGCTCTCTATAGATGGGGCCAAATCCCTTTGGCTGACTGCATTGTGCTGGCTAGGTATGACATACGCATGACAGTGTGAGCGAAGAGTCCGGCGCTGATCCTGGCCTGGCTCTAGATTTATCTTTCGGGAGGAAGAGCCTCGATCGCAGTGACTGTGTAATCGCTACTCTTTCCGTGATCGTCTCGCACTGTTTGAAGTGAAAACAGCAATTTCTCCAATTGTTCGCGGGTACGGTTTTTGAAATCTTCAGAGGTGCTGTTGTCTTTTAAGTGTGATCTACAAATTTTTATCGAAGATTTCAAAGCACCAATCTTTCTAGTCAGCTCCGGAGGATCATCGGCGCGGATGTAAACCTTCAAAAGCCAGATTGAAATATATGGGCTGAGAATTCCTGTCAGCGCCATTAATGCTTGCTTAGCGTCTGGGCTGGTGAATAGCGGGGTTAATACTAAGGCTAGTGCGTTAAGGAGGCTGGTGGCGAGAGCCATAAACATATTGTTTTTCATAAGCTCCCTCCCAATGCCTTGGCCTCACCTTCAGATACCCTTGTTAGGCTTTTTCCTCTGAGGAAGGAGCGCTTCAATAGGTAGCTTTCGATTTTATCATCACTAGCCTTATACTGAATCAACATGTCGCGAGGATAAAGTGCGTAGGCTAAATGCCGTGTTAATTTTCGGATGTATATAAAAATCAAAGGAAAACCGGCAATTAAGACTGACCATCCAATGGCCTGTAAAATCAATTCGCTTGTCCACATGATAGGACTCCCAAGTCTTTAATTCGACTCGCTAATGACCCTAACTATAGCATACGCAGTTCTTGTTCCGCTAAGATCGGTGATCTCTTTCTTTTGTAATTCTACATTGTAATATTTGTATTTCTGGAACGCTTCTTCGTTCGCTGCTACTTTAGTCATGAAATCGCTATCTAAAATAGTAACAGAGGCCTCGAAACCGTCTTCGCTAGCAACACTCCAGCCGCGCTTACTTTTAAAGTTAAGCTTGGTGAATAGGATGGTCTTTTGAAAAGTACTGATGTCTACTTTTTCAGTGAGGTCGGTTTTTAAAGGTTTGAAGTTTTCGATCTCTTTTTGATTTAGCGTAAGTGTCGAATTTTCGGTTTTAAATGATATTTTAGGGGTGTCTTTTCCTTGCAGCGGACCTTGGATGACCTTGTGCAGTGCTTGCCTGATTTCTTTGCTTGAAACTAACTGGGCGACATCACTTGTGGTTTCGATTTCTTGACCATCGACAGTTATTACGGCTGTTTTTTTTGTCGCGTTTATAACGACCTTATCAATTTTCTTGTCTTTTATTCTGTCGATGATCCCTATTGCTGATGCCGAAGCAGCAACAGCGGTTCCGCCAACAATGCCAATGGACTTGAGGATCGTTGTAGTAGTTAGTGGGTCGGCAAAAATTGAGTAAATGATCTCTAGCGAACCTTCCTTTGCAGGAGCTACGACGCTTAAGTTAGCTTCGGATGAGCCATTACTTACTATTTTTGCAGACTTAGTGATCAGGTCGTCCATGCCGATTATTGCACTACCCAGATCTTTAGCCTTGATTTGGTGGTGCGCTAGTTCACCTTTGGCGTCATACGAAATCGTAAACTCTGTTACTACTTTATCGCTCACAAACAAGTCCCCTGCTTAGTATGGTTTTTAGGGGTGCTTCGCATGTTGATCATCCATGTCGTAACACTCCTTGCTGAGTTTTGTATGTGGCGCTCAGCTATTATCAATCGAGTTGTTCTAACGCTCTGCTCTACAGCTTCTGTAACGCCCTAACCACTACACCGACGATTCGGCAGTTCTCTGCGCACATCTCAGTAGGGTAGGCAGGGTTCAACGGTTTCAAGTAACGTCGACCACCATCATCTACGAGTTTTTTGAACGTGGCTTGGTCACTGTCTGCCAGCTTTGCCACTACCAGTTTCCCAGACTGAACATCTGCCTCGGTGTCCACCAAAATTAACGTCCCTTCGGTGATGCTCATCCCGACTGGTGATGTCATCGAGTCGCCCTTTACCTCAAGCCAGAACGCCGGACCTTTTGAGTTGTAGTCCGAAAGCTCGTAGCGATCTGAGAATCCAGGCGGGAAGGGCTCGATCGCTTCGGCCCATGCACCAGCTGCAACCCAGCTGATTACTGGGTAACGGAAGGACTCGATGGGTTGGCGAGTGGAGCCGACGTTGGATTGACTTAAAGGTGCGCCCGTCATAGGGCCAATGTTTTCAGATAACCAAATAGCATTCACACCGCACGCATGCGCAATTTTTGGCAGGTGGGCGCTTTGAAGGTTTTTTCCTGTCTCCAGCTGAGATATCACCGGCTGTTCTACTCCCACCTTAAGGGCGAGAGCCTTCTGCGTCAGCTTGGCGTGATTTCGGGCGGATTTGATTCGTTCGGCGAGTGTGTTCATGCGCTTGAATTTATAAGTTCCCTTATTAGCTTGCAAATAAGCGTGCTTCTTCTTAGGATATAAGCATGCTTATTGTTAGGGCTTTCATGTGACCCCAATCGAAAAACTCGTCGGTTACTTCGGCGGGCAAACCAAAACAGCTTTAGCGCTCGACGTTTCCCAAGCCGCAGTTTCGTACTGGGTAGCGGGGATCCACCCAATGGGCGCCGAAAAGGCATTCAAGGCGGAAGAGCTGACCGGTGGGAAGGTGACAGCCCGCGAGCTTTGCATGCGCCCAAAGCGAGCTGAATCGGCTGAGGAATTGTCATGCCTGTACGTCGATCCATTCAAACCAGACTAGAGGAGAGCAGTTCCCATGGAAACGTCCAATTCAAGACACGGCGTGCAAACCCGTGATCAGGTGCTGGTGGCGCATGCGGTAAATCAGATCGCCCGCACGAGCTTGAGCCAAGACGACTTTGCTCAGGCGCTGAGCCGGGAAGTTTATCTACTAGTTCCTGCCGCGAAGATCGAGCTGGCGAAGGTTCCTGATTTTAATGAGTTGGCGCGGCTGAATGATGTCGGCGAGTTCGTGAAGGCAACCGGTCGCTGGCTCAAGCGCGTTCAACGCTGGCTGTCGGGCGAGCAGGAGATGCCATCTTGGCTGGAAGAGTCGTGGGTGAGTGCACTCGAGCCCGAGTTCCGTGATCACTGCGTCAATGAACTGGCCAGCCGTCACGGATTGATTGGTGCCCGCCAGATGGCGACCGATCAATGCGGGAACAAAAGCTTCAGTGCGTTGATCCGCGCCCTGGGGGATGTGATCGACACCGGAAGCGAAGTGTTCGACGACCAAGTGATGAGCGAAAAGGATCTGCCGCACCTACCAGCGTTCGCCAAGGAATGTCGGCAAGTTGAAGCAAGGGCAGGGGAGCTTGGCCGGAAAGCCGAAGAGATGATCGAAAAATCTCGCCCAGTGCTGAAGTCGATCGCCTGAATCGCAGGCACAAAAAAGCCGACGGAGAAGGTCGGCTGATTCGCAAAACTAGAGAGTGATGATTATGCACAGCCAATTTGGCTCGAGCAATACCTTCGATGTCCTGACACGTCTTGGTCAATCGCAAAGCGTGTCATGTCACACCATGTCGTCACGCGAAATTGCCGAGCTGACGTGCAGCACGCACGACAACGTCCTGAAAACCATCCGCGCGCTGGTTGCAAAGGGTGTCGTTTCGTCAAACGACACCCCCTACGTCCACCCACAAAACGGTCAGGTCTATCGCGAGTTTTTGTTATCTCAGCGCGACACCTTGGTGGTGGTCTCGGGTTACAGCGTCGAATTACGCGCAAAGATTATTGATCGCTGGCAGGAACTCGAAGCCCAGCTCAATCACTTTAAGATCCCGGTTACTTACGCTGAAGCGTTGCAGGCTGCAGCGGATCAAGCCAAGGACAACCAGTCGCTGCGGCTGGTCATTCTCGATCAAGCCCCGAAAGTCGCCGCGATCAAACGCCTGGCGGCGGCCGGCGGGGCGATCTGCATCACCGACAGCGCCAAACAGTTGCAGGTCCGGCCCGCGAAATTGTTTGCCTGGCTTGAACAGCATCGGTGGATTTTCCGCCGCAAGGGTTCCAAGCGCTGGGTTGCTTATCAGTCGCGCATCACCGCCGGTTACATGACCCACAAGGTAACGGCCTTGACGCCCGCCCCGGAGATCGGCATCGAGCGCGTGGCATTCGATCCAATGGTCACTCCCAAAGGCCTTGCCCGTTTGGCTGAATTTAACATCGGAGCCTCGCAGTGAGTGTTCAAGCAATGTCCTGGGCACTCTCTTTGCCCATCGATTCCCTGAAAGATTCAAGCGCGCGGCATGTGCTGCTGTGTCTGGCCAACTATGCCGGCTCGAACGGTGCTGGTGCCTTTCCTTCGGCCGCCACTCTAGCTCTGGACACCGGTTTGTCTGAGCGTACCGTCCGCTACAAATTGGACGACCTGGAGAAGGCTGGGCTGATTCAGGAGGGCAATCAAGCTATCGCCGCCGTACACATTGATCGCCATGACCGCCGTCCGGTCGTTTATGACCTTCAATTATCACGGGGTGCAAATCCTGCACCCCGTACAAAACGGGGTGCAAATGACGTCACGGGGTGCAAATCACAACAGAACGGGGTGCAGTCTGTGACAGAGCGGGGTGCAGAATCTGCACCCAATACGTCACTTAACCATCAAGTAACCGAACAGCAGCTGCAGCGCGAGATTTCCGATGTGATGGCCGAGCAGGACCAAGCGGCCATCGCGTCATTGGATGATCGTCAGCGTTTTGCCATGTTCGCCACTTGGGTGCCGAGCGAGAAGGCGCTGGCTGATCAGCTCACGATTGCCGGTCTGCCAGGTGATTCGCTCACCAGTGACTTGCTCGCTGGTTTCAAGGGTTTCTTCGTCGCCAAGCCTGCCACCGTCGACAGCGCGTCCGGTTGGTGTTTTCGTCTGACTCGTTGGGTCAAACGTGAGCAGGTCAAAGTGGCTTCCAGCTCATCGGTGTCCCCAGACTTCGATGACTCCAGTTGGGCTGATGATCTGGGGGATTTGTGATGGAGCTGAAAGCGCCCCGTAGCGCCATTCAATTGCTGAGCAAGATGGGCAACCTGCCGCCCGTGGCTCTGGTTCAACCGAAACAATTGCCGCCTGGTACCACTGACGTCGTCAACTCGCTGTTCAAGGAATTGCAGGCGATCTTCCCCGCCTGGAAACAAGCTTGGCCAGATGATGAAGCCTTGCGGGCTGCGAAGCGCAGTTGGATCAAGGCTTTCATTGCCGCCGGGATCAATACCCTCGAGCAGATTCGGTACGGCTTGCAGAACTGCCGACAGCACGGTGGCGATTTCGCGCCGAGCGTCGGCAAGTTTGTGAAGTGGTGTCAGCCAACGCCTGAAATGCTGGGCATTCCTTCGCACGATAAGGCCTTCCGTGAAGCACTGGTCAATTTGGACCCGAGCCGAGCATTTTCCCGCGAGTGGTCGCACCCGGCGGTACGTCATGCGGCGCTTCAATGCGAAATGCATAACCTCAACAGCTTGGTGTCCGAGAAGGCCAGCAAGGTCTTTGATCGCGCTTATGACATCACCATCCGGATGTTGGTCAGCGGACAGCCGCTCGAAGACATCGCCATTGGCATCAGCCACGACTCGCAAAAGCCCGAAACGCAACTCGCGGAGGAGTATGGCGAGGCGCGGTTGTTGATGACCATGTCGCAACAATCGATCCCGCTTGACGGCAAGGTCGCCCGCATCCAGTTGCTGGCTCGTTTTGCCAGTGACCCGGGAAAACGCGAGCAGCAAAAAGCCTCGCTTCCACGTACCTGCTTGAACTCCCTCCCTGATCCATTCAATCCCACAGGTGGCTTCTGATGAATGCAGCCAAGCAACAAAACATGCTCGCCGGGCAATCTTCACTTGCCCGCAAGGTGTTCCAGGTCGTGCCAATCCAGGAGCGTTGGAGTGCCCACGACATTTTCAATTCGTTGATGGTTTCCGAAGCCACGGGGGCCCAGTTCCCGGCTGTCCGTCGCGGCTTGGGTGAGTTGAAGGAGGCAGGCCTCATTCGCGAACCCGTTAACGGGCATTTCCAGCGTACCGCCATCACCATCAAATTCCCGAGAGAGCAGAGCATGTCAAAAGAAACCAAGCCGGCCGTCATTGCCATCAATAAAACCGAGGTCAGTGCTCTGGATACGTTGGCGGTGCTGTCTGGTGAGGTCATCAGCTTTGCCGAGGAGGTCGGGCAGCGCATGAAAAAGCTGGCGGCACGTATCGAGGAGGTGGCGCTTTCCGTCGAGGCGGAGCGCGAGACCAACGCTGACGCACTCGAAAAATTCAAGCTGCTGCAATCTCTGCTGAAGGGGGGCTAATGGGCAAGCGCATGGCGATCGGGTTGGATATACCTGATCGCCGCCTGGCTGTGCCGAACCCGGCGAACTATCGGTTCGCCGTATTCTGCTGCTCGTTCAAGATGGATATGGGCAGCACCCCCGACCACGCTTTGGCGCTGTTCGTTGACCAGGCAATGGCCGAGCGCTACGGCGCCTGGATGTGGCCGACCACGTTTCAGGTCGTTGACCTGGAAGATCCTCTTGGAGCCCGTAAATGATGGCCTTGGCGAAGACCCTGACGGTAAAGCTGTCGGATGCCGAGATCGAACGCAATGCCAAAAAACTGCATGTCCGTGATCTGCGAGATGCTAGTCACCCGGCATTGCACTTTCGCTTTGCGAAGAATCGATCCCGCGGCTCCTGGTACCTCCTCAGCAAGCGCACCTGGCACCGCATCGGCGGCTTCCCTGATTTGAGCACCAAACAAGTGGTCACGGCATTGCCCTCGGTGCGTCTGCGGGTGGCCGCCAATGAAGGTTCGACGCTGTCCAAGTGGGTCGCCACCGGCGAACTGTTGGAATGGTACGCCGAGCGTATGGCACGTGATCGCAGCCTTTCCAGCAAGCGCAAGAACACCACTGCCTCGGCCATCAGGCGTCATTTGATGCCACGCCTGGGTCATCTGCCGCTCAGCGATATCAACAAAGCCACACTCGACAGAGAGCTGGTCTGGCCGTTGCAGGAAAGCTACTCCACTGGCTATGTGCAGCTGGTGTTCAAGCTTCTCGTCCAGGCGCTGCAGCAAGCGTTCAAGCTCGGTTGTATCGGCGCTAACCCTATGGCTGGGATCAAGTTCAGCGACTTCAGTAAGGCCAAGGTCGGGGCCAAGCCATGCCGGTTGCGCGGCGTTCAGTTGCCGCAGCTACTGGAGCAATTGTCCCTCGTCATGTCGACTGCCCCTGCCGACGCCATGTTGGCGCTGATGATGCTCTGTCACGGCACGCGTATCGGTGAAACCCGGCAGACACGCTGGTCGCATATCAGTCTGGCGGAGCGCGAGTGGTTTATCCCGGCCGAGCACACAAAAACCGGCGTCGAGCATCACCTGCCGTTGACGGACCAGGCGCGCGAGCTGCTGATTCGTTATCGCGACATTCAACAAACCAAGGGGTATGACGGCCAATTCCTGTTCCCGGCGCGCCATGGCAAGGCTCTCAGTGAAGGGCAGGCCAGTGCTGCATTCACCAGGTTGGGGCAAGGTGAGTGGACCAGCCACGACCTGCGCAAGTTGGCCCGCACCGGCTGGGCTGACCTCGGCATTGATCACCTGATCGGCGAACTGCTGATCAACCACGCCATGGGCCACAACGTGAAGGTGTACATCCAGTCGGACGTCATGAGTCGCAAGCTCGATGCACTGGAGCAGTGGCACGCTCATCTAGATCAGAAGGGGTTTGCCCTGATTCACGGGTTGACCGGTGTTAGATCCGGAGATTCCGGTAAACCTCTGGAAGCCTTACAGAACAAGGCCTGCGATGCCTTTCAAGAAACAACCACAGGAGAGGATTTAAAACATGCAGAAAGGGCAGGGGCTTGGCTTTAAGAGGCCGCTGATCGAACTTGAGCCTTGCCCGAACTGCAAGGGCAAAGCGGTAGTGAAAGGGCTGTTTTATGAGTTGATTTGTACTGCTTGCAACGGCTCAGGTTGGGTTATTCGGGGTAGCAGGTTGGTGCTTTCTTCGGATGAGTTGGTGACGCAATTGAGCTTCAAATTGCAGCAGGCTCAGCGAGAGATTGAAGCGCTTCAGTATGGCTCGTCGATACCTGGCCCGGCCGAGTACTACCAACAGAACAACCGTCGCGGCGCTGGCGGATCAAATTACACAGGGGATTGAGAACATGATGATTCGAAAACCAGCCGGCCGACCATTGGGCGATACCGAATACCTGCTGGAACAGTGGGGATGGTGGCGGATGGATGGGGCAGGCGTTCCCAACTACATTTCACCGACATTTGCGCTAATGCGTCAGGCGATGCCGCAGGTGTCGGCGAGCAAAAGCTATTGCATTACTGATGAATGGGCCGGAGCTATTGATAGCGCAGTTGCGCGGCTCTCACACCGTGATCGACAAATGGGCGATATTATTTGGCTTTACTACGGTGCTAAATGGCCCATGGTTCGGGTTGGTAAGCACTACGGCATTAGTGAAGGGAAGGTGCGGGAATTGGCGAGAGCAGGCATTGCTTGGATCGATTGTGCTATCGATGCAATGCGGCAAGCTGCTTAATCTATTAGCCGATTGCTGCCTTTCGCGAAAGGCAGCACAATCAATAGCTGCCAGTCATTAGTGTCTACAGAATGAGGGGCAATTCACCTTGAGCTACGCTTTAAGGGCTGTGCTCACAGACATTGAGAGCGGTCCAACGCAGAGCAGGGGGAGGCAATATGTCTTGGTCGGTGAAGGTGGCGCGGGAAGCGAAGAGGAGACTGGTACTTGAAAAGTGGGTAGAGTATGTTGCTCAAGCTAAAGCTGCTGGCGAGAAACCTAGTAAGCGTAAGTTTGTTATGGACTCAAAAGGCGAACCATACGAAACCAACATTACCAGCCTCAATAGTTGGATTGATAGGTACGCTATCTATTCTTCTGGCACCTCCAGGACTGGTGCAGAAAATACCAAAGAAGCCAGTACATCTTACGTCAACTCTGTAGCTGCCCTTGAAGACGACTTCAAAACGTTTCTTACTGAGCGACGGCAGTCTGAAAATCACTACCGCTTGGACTTCTGTAGAGGACAGCAGAAATTGTTACGTACTCTGCTGGCAGAAATTGATAGGCAGATTCTTGAGTTGGAGACCAAGCTAGTCGAGAAGTCCAAAGAGCGCCGTTAATGAGATTTACACGCGCTGGCACACCCCCGTGCGACGCGAAACCCTGACCAAGTTCTACACTTGGTAGAGCGTCTAACCACAACCGTTAAAAAACGATTTTAGTCACACACCATACATCGTTCTACCTCAGTGCATTGCTGCCTTCGCTGGTATCGAGGGCAATGAAGAGGTGCAACGCGTGGTTATGCTCGCCTTGCGTTTTGTAACGCTGCCGTGCTTGTGAAGCTGATCCTCCCCACAACCGATTTGCCGTCACTCTGTCCATCATGGTTAAAGCATGGTAGGCAAGTTCCATGCATCTGATGGTTAGATCGTGTGGCCAAGTTGGGTGCAATTTCGCATACGTTGCGAAAAACCTTTTCCGCGCGGGATAGATTTGCTTTTATAGCAGCGTGTGTTGCTGTGAACGCAGCGAGACGCCTTTCAAGAACCCGACCATTGCGTCGGTTTTTTTTTGCCCATTTATGAGCCCTGCCATCGAGCAGGGCTTTTTCATTTTTGGTTCTGCCACGCCCTTCGCTCCGAGCTGGAAAGTGCTGCGGGAACCAATCTATTGAGCTTCCCGAAAGGGAGGAAACCGGATGACAAGCATGCCCGACAAACCAGACACATGGCTGCTCGTACTCGCGTGGGTGGGGCAGCATGCATCGACGATCTACGCCGGAACATTGTCATTCGTTGTCGGTGCTTTGCGGATCATTTATGGCGGCGGCACGCAGCGACAGGCGCTGCTTGAAGCGTCGCTTTGCACATTGATCACCATTGGCTTGATTCCACTGTTGGAGTACTTCGGCTTACCGCAGAACTTCGCCACGGCTGCGGGTGTATTCATTGGTTTTCTTGGTGTGAAGAAGGTTGCCGGATTGGCTGATCGGTTCGCAGACTTCAAGTTTCCTAAATCGGATTCGGCTCCATGAAGCGCTGTTCTTGGGTGCTGCCTCTTGTGCTCCTGCTGGCCTACGCCACTACGGGCTACATCCATTGTGGTGAGTCACCTGCATGCCAGCCGCTCACCGCTCAATCATTCAATCGTGAGGTTTAGAGAATGGCTTACACGCAATACGAAACCGTCGTCGCCAATACTCCCGAGGAGCTAACGGCCAAGCTGGCACAGGCCATCGCTGATGGTTGGCAGCCGTACGGTAGTCCTGTCTCCATCACTGAAGGCTTTCAAGTACTTCAGGCTGTGGTGAAGGGATCGAGCAATGTCGGTGGTGTGCCAGGCGACATCACCTCGGACAGCATCACGGACGCCTCGGATGTTGGTAAAGCTGTACTGGTGAGCGTCGATGCTGCGGCTGCCCGTGCCGCTACGGGTAGTGGGACTTCGGACTTCTCGGGTAGCTACAACGACCTAACCGATGTTCCAGCCATTCCCGTCGAGGGTGATGCTGCGATGCTGGAAGCCGGTACAGACCTCGTCGCGCATACCTGGTCAGCCAAACTGATTCATGACGAGATTGCCCGCCAGATTGCAGCGCTACCAGCATGACCTTCAAACAAGCGATCTCGACTGCCTCTGTTTCAAACGCAGTCGTCAACCGGCGCGGGATCTTCGAGGTCTCCCAATCCACCGGGGACCCTGGCAACTTCCAAGGAACACGGGGCATAAGACTCGCGCAAACGCGTTAGCGGCACCCCGCCAAAGTTAGTTAACTGGTTAACTCGATTGGTTAACCGGATTGAAAGCCTTACGGGCTGCGGCTTACAGGGTGGTTAACTAAGGAGTTAACCTGGTTAACTCGGTTAACCGTCGATTCGGCTGAAAGTCAGGCGGGCCGTGGCTTACAGCCCGGTTAACTAAGGCAGTTAACCTTGAGTTAACTAAGCAGCTCGCTAAAAGGTCATAAATTTCACTGTAAGCCAGACAGGCCGTGGCTTACAGGTGGTTAACCTAGGAGTTAACCGACTAATTTACTCGGTTAACTCCTAGGTTAACTCTCGGCCCAGCCGGGTTAACCGTAAGGCATGGATATGACAGCACTCACCAAAGCGGAGTTCGCCACTCGCCAAGGCTGGTCGAAACCCTATGTGTCGAAGTTGGCTAAGAGCGGCCGCCTGGTTCTGATGGCGGACGGCATGGTGGATGTTGAGGCAACGGACCGACTCCTGTTCAGCACGGCGGATCCGAGCAAAGCCAATGTGGCGGCGCGGCACGAGCGCGAACGAACTCAGCGTAATCCAGAAGGGAAGACTTCGGTCCCTCACATCGAATACGAGCCGCCAACTAGTGTTCCACTCCAGGCACCATTGCCCGTCGAGGGCATCCCGGACTTTCAGGAGTCTCGCGCCTACCGCGAGTTTTACGAGTCACGCCTGACCGAGAGCGAGTTTCACAAGAATCGCGGCGCCCATGTCGAGTTGGAGGCTGTGAAAACGGCGGCGTACACGACCGGGCGGATGTTGCGCGATCTGTTGCTCGGCATGCCGCCACAGTTGGCGCCCGAATTGGCCGCCATGAGTGATCATTGGCAAATCGAGAAGCACCTCACTGCCGCATTGCGCCGGGTGCTGGACGATGCCGAACGGATGTCCTCGACAGACCTCATCCATTCTTTGACTGCAGCGAGTTAATCCATGTCAGCGGAAATGCCCGACGGTGCAGCGGTGTACCGGGAGGCATACTTCCGCGGGTTGCGGCCAGAGCCGGATGTCTGGATCGATCAGTGGGCTGACGAGTTCATGCGCATCCCGCGTGATGCGGGGGCTGCTGAGCCAGGGCAATACCGTACAGCGCGAACACCGTATGCCCGTGAGCCGATGCGTTGCCTGTCACCGGCACATCCGTGCAAACGCGTGGTGACCATGGTGGCCTCGCAGTTGATGAAAACCCAGATCGCCTTGAACTGGATTGGCGGCCTGATCCATATGGCGCCATCGAACATTCTCACGCTGTTGCCCAGCCTGGGGTTGGCCAAACGAGTCTCGTCGCGCATCGGCAAGACCATCAAGGCCACCCCGGTGCTGCGCGAACGCGTGGCGGCCAACCGTTCAAGGGATGCGCGCAACACCATGGACACCAAAGAGTTCGAAGGTGGTTCGCTGTACGTCACCACTGCCGGCTCGGCGGCGAACCTGTCGGAGTTGTCGGCCCGCTACATCTATGGCGATGAAGTGGATCGCTGGGTGGTGGACGTTGGCGAGGAGGGCGACCCGATTGAGCTGGCGGAAACCCGCGGAAGTACGTTTGGCCGTAACGCCAAGTTCTACTTTTCCAGTTCGCCGACGATCCGGGGCGCCTCGCGCATTGCCGATCTGTTCGAGACCAGCGACCAGCGTTTTTATTATGTGCCGTGCCCGAATTGCGGGCACATGCAAGTCCTGGAATGGGAACGCCTGCATTACTCGGCAGATTGCCAGCTGGCGCACTACGAGTGCGCCGGGCCGGACTGTGATGTGCTGATCGAGGAACACCATAAGGGCGAGATGTTGGCCAAGGGCGAGTGGCGCGCGCATGCCCAGGGCGATGGCGAAACCGTCGGCTTCAACCTCAATGCGTTGTACTCGCCACCCGGCTGGACGGGGTGGGCGGCGCTGGCTAAACAGTTCGAGAAGGCCAAAACCGCCATGTCCCGCGGCGATCTCGAACCGATGCAGGTGTTCTACAACACCCGTCTGGCCAAGGTTTGGGACAGCGCCCAAGAGCAAACCAAAGCCGATGTCCTGATGGCTCGGGCACGCTTGGAGACTTACGGATTGGGGTCAATGCCGTCCGCCGTGTTGATGCTCACGGCCTCGGTCGACGTTCAGGCCAACCGGCTGGAGTTCATGGTGGTCGGGTGGGGCGCCGGCATGGAGCGCTGGATCATCGACTATCAGGTGATCTGGGGTGACCCCTCCGACGACCGCACTTGGTCGGTGCTCGATGACAAACTCAAGGCGCGTTACCCGCATCCGTGTGGCGCAGAACTGACGATCCGGGCTGCCGGCATCGACTCCGGCGGTAACCACACCGACGAGGTGTACCAATTCTGCCGGCTACGGCGCTGGCGCAACATCTTCTCCGTCAAGGGCGCGAGTAAGCCGGGTCGTCCGGTCATTGCGCAGCGGCCATCGATGATGGATGTCACCTGGAAAGGCCTGACCGAGCGCAAGGGTGTCGAGCTGTGGTTCGTTGGTACCGACACCGCCAAAGACTGGATTTACAACCGCTATCCGGTGGAGGACGGTCCTGGTGCGCTGCACTTTGCCAATGACCTGCCAGATGATTTTTTCGCCCAGTGCGTTGCCGAGCGCAAGGTGACTCGCTACGTCAAAGGCTACAAAAAAATCGAGTGGGTCAAGGGCAAGGCTGAGCGCAACGAAGCCCTCGACTTGATGGTGTACAGCTTGGCAATGGCGCATTACCTGGGGCTGAACCGCTACAAGGAGCACGACTGGGAGCGGGTGAGAAATGCTCTGTTTCAGGCGGCGGCCGTATCGGCCGAGCGTATCAGCAACCCCGTGACACCCCAGCAGCAACCGGCTGATCCCGTACCACCAGCGGCCAAGCTGGCAGCAGCACCGCTGCCAATTGCACGGCCCCCACAGCGTCGAAGTTCCAGCAGCGGCTACCTCAAAAAACGACGCTGAGTGAAAACGCGCAGCTGCTATCCACGTTGTCTTTTTACTTTAGAGCGATCCCCATGGCCTTTACCCAACAGCAACTCGATGCGGTCGAAAAGGCAATCGCGCGCGGCGAAAAGATCGTGCGCTACGCGGATCGCAACGTCGAGTACCGCGACATCGACGAACTGCTCAGGGCGCGCGACGAAATTCGTAGCTCGCTGATCGCGGCGGCCGGTCCTCGGTCGCGCATCGTACGGCTCTATCATGGAGGCAAGGGACTGTAATGGCTCGTCACTTCCCCACCTTGGGCCGCAGCGGTTTCCTGATCCCATCGAACATTAAGGCCAGCTATGAGGGGGCTGCCGAAGGGCGTCGCTCTGCCAGTTGGGATGCGCCCGACGCCGGCTTCAACAGCATTGCCATTCCGGCGTTACGCAACCTGCGCTCTCGCTCACGGGCGGCAGTGCGCAACGACCCCTACGCCTTCAACATCATCGACAAACGGGTCAGCAACCTGATCGGTACCGGCATCACGCCGCGGCCGAAAACCCAGGACGATGACCTTCGACATCAGTTGCAGGAACTCTGGGCCGACTGGACTGAAGAGTCCGACGCCGATGGCCTGACCGACTTCTACGGACAGCAGGCACTGATCGCGCGGACGGTGGAAACGGCCGGTGAATGTTTCGTCCGCCTGCGCCCGCGTAGCCTCGACGAAGGGTTGGTGGTGCCGCTGCAACTTCAAGTGTTGGCGCCCGAGTTTGTGCCACACGACAAGTTCGAAATGGCGCGTAACGGCAACATCATTCGTGCCGGCATTGAGTTCAGTCCGGACAGCCGCCGAGTCGCATACTGGATGTACCGCTCGCATCCCGGTGATGCCTCGTCGTTGAACAGTGGCTACAACCAGCTGGTGCGCGTACCGGCCAGCCAGGTACTACACATTTTTGAGCCGGTCGAACCGGGTCAGTTGCGCGGTCTGCCACGTTTGTCGCCGGTGCTCAAACGCCTGCGGAGCTTGGACAACTACGACGATGCGGTGTTGTTCCGCCAAGAGGTGGCCAACCTGTTCGCCGGCTTCATCAAGAAGCCGTCTCCGGATGACATCCAGACCCCGGTAGACCCGGTGACCGGTGCGCCGCTGAACCTCGCCTCGGATGGCTTCACGCCCATGGTGGCGTTGGAGCCCGGGACCATGCAGGAGTTGTTGCCGGGGGAGGAGGTCGAGTTTTCCACGCCGCCGGATGCCGGTAACAACTATCCCGACTTCATGCGTCAGCAATTGATGGCCGCGGCGGCCGGCGCCGGGATGCCGTACGAAATCCTCACCGGCGACATGCGCGAAGTGAACGACCGAGCGTTGCGGGTGGTGCTCACCGAGTTTCGGCGTCGACTGGAGCAGCTTCAATTCGGTGTGTATGTGCACCAGTTGTGCCGCCCGGTGCGGGCCGCATGGATGGACATGGCGGTGCTCAGTGGCGCCGTGTTGTTGCCGGACTATACCCAGCGCCGCCGTGAATACCTGCGTACGCGCTGGGTGCCACAAGGCTGGGCTTATATCCATCCGGTTCAGGATGTTCAGTCGCGCACGATGGAAGTTAACGCAGGCTTTGCCTCGCGCAGCGAGATGGTCCTGCGTACCGGCTACGATGCCGAAACGGTGGACGAAGAAAACGCCGCCGATGCCGAGCGGGCTCGGGGCAAGGGCCTCAATTACAGCACGCTCGTCGAACTGCTTCAGGCGTTCGACGACAAGGAGCAAGCATGAGCAAAAACACGCCTCCGCGTATTTACAACAAGGCCGGCCAGCAAGTGGCGGTGCAGGACAAAAGCTGGTACGCCGTGCACGCCAGCGGCGAAGCCACCGAGCGCGTGATTGAGGTCTTTGTGTATGGCGAGATCGGCACCTGGGGCATTACCGCCAGTCAGTTTATGCAGGATCTGCGCGCCATTGATGACGGCGTGTCACCGGTGATCGCGGCGTTCAACAGCATCGGCGGCGACCTGTTCGACGGGTTGGCTATGCACAACACGTTGTCACGGCTGGGCGAGCGTTGCACTGCACGCATCGATGCCTTGGCCGCGAGCGCGGCCAGTGTCGCGGTGTGCGGTGCGCACAAGGTGGTGATCGCGTCGAATGCCATGCTGATGATCCACAACCCATGGACCTATGCGGCCGGCGATGCCGACAGCTTTCGCAAGGTGGCCGATGTCCTCGATCAAACCATGGAGGCGATCATCGCGGCCTACAAGGCCAAGGCACCGGACATCGATGAGGCGGAGTTACGAGGTTTGGTGGCCGCCGAAACCTGGTTGACCGCCAGTGAGGCGGTGGCTCTGGGGCTGGCCGATGAGGTGGGCGATGGAGTACAGGTCAAAGCCTGTCTGGGGCAGGGCGGGGTAATGCAGCGTTACCAGCACACCCCAGCTGAACTGTTGGCCCAGCTCGATGAGGCGCCCGAGCCGGCTCCGGAGTTGGAGACACCTGCGCCCGCGCCCGTGGCCGACTCGGCCAAGCTTGCGTTGCTGATCACTCAGCGTTGTGCCGAGGCAGGGATCAGTAACCTGGTCGCGCCGCTGCTCAGCTCGACCCAGCTTGAAAGCGAAGAGATCGTTCAGGCGGGGCTGACTCGGGCCAAGGCGGTGCATGACCTGTGTGTCGCGGCACGATTGCCAGAACTCAGCGCCGAGTACGTGACAGCGGGGCTGGACGCACCTGCGGTACGCGCGCGGCTGTTCGACAAAATCGTCAGCAGCGGCAACGGTTTCGAAATCGACAACAGCGTGCCACTCAACGATGACCCAGCACCGAAGGTGCAGGCGAAACAACCGGATCCGCCATCGATCTGGGCAGCCCGTCAGGCCGCCCATGCGGGGCAATCCAACAGTGCAAAAGGAGCACGAGCATGACCGTAAAGTACGAAACGCTACACGCTGGCGAGTTTCTGCTCTCCGAAGGGGCCGGGAAGATCTCTCGTGAATCCATCCTGGTAGCCGCTGGCCCCGCGTTGAATTCCGGCCAGGTGCTGGGGCTGGTCACCGCGTCCAATGAGTTTGCGCCTTACGATCCCGCTGCCATCGATGGCACTGAAGTGGCGACGTGCATCCTGTACGGGCCGCTGGGCGAATCGACCGAGGAGCGCCGCGCCAGTGCGGTGGTGCGGCTGGCTGAGGTCAGTGAGGTGCATTTGACCGGTTTCGATGCTGATGCAGAGGTCGCCTTGGCGGCTCAATTCGTGATCGCCCGCTAAGCCCATCCCCTTTTCCCCAACCCCGCCCTGTGCGGGGTTTTGCATTTCTGGAGAGTCTTTTCATGGCCGATATTGGCATTTTTACCGACGATGTTTTTTCTGTGTCCTCGCTGACTGCAGCGATCAACGAGCAGGAATACCTGCCGGGTCGCATCAGCGGCCTGGGCCTGTTTCGCGAGGAAGGCATCAGCACCCTGACCGTGCAGATCGAAAAGGACGGCAACACGCTGGCACTGGTGCCGGCGGGTGAGCGCGGTACCTCGGGTCTGGTCGTGGGTGCAAGCAAACGTCAGATGATCCCATTCAATACCGTGCACCTGCCGCAGCGTTTCACCATCAAGGCTGACGAAATTCAGGGGATTCGCGCCTTTGGTACGACGACCGAACTGCAGGCGGTGCAAGGCGTAGTGAACACGCGCCTGAGCAAAGCCAAGCGTCAGCTCGACGCCACTCATGAATTCCAGCGCATGGGCGCGCTGAATGGCCTGGTGCTGGACGCGGACGGCTCGACGGTCCTGCTGAACATCTATCAGGCGTTTGGTGTGGAGCAACAAAGCTTGTCCATGGGCCTGAACGACTCAGCGACGAAGATCCGGGTCAAGTGCGGCGAAGCGCTGGACATGCAGGACGATGAACTGGGCAGCGTCACCAGTTCGGGCGCACGGGCCTTCTGCGGCAAGAATTTCTGGAACAAGCTGATCACGCACAAATCGGTAGAGGAAACCTACCTCAATACGATCCAAGCCGCGGAACTGCGTGGAGATTCGCGTGATAGTTTCGAGCTGGGCGGCATTGTCTGGGAGCGTTATCGCGGGCGAATCGCCGGGGTGTCGTTCATTCATGACGATACAGCGCTGTTGATTCCCGAAGGCGTACCCGATCTGTACATCTCCTGCTTTGCTCCGGCGGACTACATGGAGACCGCCAACACCCAAGGCCTGCCGTATTACAGCAAGCTAGAGCCATTGCCGTTCAACAAGGGCATGGCCGGTGAAGCCCAATCCAACCCGCTGCACCTGTGCACGCGGCCACGGGCGCAGATCCTGCTGACGCTTTGACCATGGCCTTTCGAGACCTGGTTGAGACGATCGACAGTGTAGTGTTCGACACCTTGGCTGATGTTGGCTACATCGAAGGTCGGCGTGTGTTGGGCATGTTCTCGGCGCCCTGGTTGCAGCCCAAGATAGGGCGCCTGAACACCGGCCTGCGCGATCCGTGTTTTCACATTCGGGTTGCCGATGCCGCAGGTGTGGAAAAAACGCAGACGGTGCACATCGAATTACCCGCACTGGACGGTGGCGGCGAGTACACCCTGACTCACCTGGAACCGGCGGGAGATGGTCTGGTGGCCTTGTCTCTGAGGTTAAAAGCATGAGTGCCGTTCCGGTGGCGCTGCAGCTTTCTGCCAACGATGTGCAGGCCTTTGAACAGCTGGCCAAGGTGATGCCCAAGGCCGTTGCCGCGGCGCAACGACGGGCGATCAACAAAACGTTGGGCTGGTTGGCCACGCACATGGCGCGCGATGTCAGCAAACAGGAGCGGATTGCCGTGCGCGCGGTACGTCAGCGCCTGCGCAGTTATCCCATCAAAGGCCAGGGTCAGTTGGGCAAACTCTGGTTCGGCACCAACCCGATGGAGGCTAGCCGGATAGGGAGTCCCCGTCAGGGTAAGGCTGGTGTTTCGGTGGCGGGGCGGCGATATCAGGGCGCGTTTTACAAACGCGTTTATGGCAACAAGGCGGATATCTGGATTCGCACCTCCAGCAAACATTTCAATACGGATGACTATCCCGGCAGCAGCGCGTCGGCGGGTGGGGGCACGAGTTCGGGCTGGATTGCGGAAAACGACAATCGATTTCCGCTAGCCAAGGCCAAGGTTTCGCTCGAAGACGTTGAAGGTCCGTTTTACACCTGGGCTAACAAGGCCGACGAGCGTCTGCTGGTGGTGTTCAAGCAAGAGATGAACTTCGAACTGCATAAATACCTGAAAGGGAGCGCCCGTGTCTGATCCTGCCTTTTCGTTGGATGCGTTGTACGCCGCCATCGAGGAACACATCCGCCAAGCGTTACCGACGGTGCGCTTTGTGGCGACCTGTCCGGACATTCAGGATCGGGTGGCACTGCCGGCGGTGTTCCTGGAACCGGTGGAATTTGAACCCGGGCAAGACATCGGCACCGGTGAAACAGTGCTGATCCAGCGCTTTGAAGCACGGATCATTGTCGCGCCCGAGTTGTCCCGCCATCAGCAACTGGGTGCCCAGTTGGCGGCACAGATCGCGGTGCTACTGCGAGCACAGACCTGGGGACTGGATAACGTCGAACAGGCGCAGTTCGTTGCCTCGCGTCAGGACTGGACCAAGCCGGAGCTGGATGGCTACACCGTGTGGATGGTGGAGTGGACCCAGCAGATCTACCTCGGCGAAGTCGAGTGGCTTTGGCCCAACGAGCCTCCCGGCACGCTGTACCTGAACGTCGATGGCTGCACCGGTACCGGCAATGAAGATCACTACTTTCAACCGGAGGATCTGGCATGGGATACGCCAGCGCCGAACATGACCGGATGATCGCCGCCATGCTGCTGCCCTGCGTGGTGGTCGGCGTCGATCTGATGGCGGGGCGGGTGCGGGTCAAGGCCGGGACCTGGGTCAGTGCCTGGGTGCGCTGGCATAGCCTGGCCGCCGGTAAGGCCCGTCATTGGCGCGCACCGAGCCCGAATGAGCAGGGCGCGTTGTTCAGCCCGAGCGGTGATCCGGCCATGGGCACCTTTATCCCGGGGCTGTATGGCAACGCCGGGGCCCCACCGGATAATCGCGATCACGTCGAGGCCTGGTACTTCGACGATGGCGGCTCGCTGGTCTACGACTGGAAAGCCGGCAGCTACATCATCGCGTTACCTGACGGCAGCCGCGCGACCATCACGGTCGGTAGCTCGGAGTTTGAAGTGACGCCGGATCAAGTGCGGGTGACGGCCAGCCAAATCACCCTGGCGGGTGAGGTGGCTATCGACGGATCGCTGAGCGTGTCCGGCGACATCAGCGGTGCCGGCACGATCATGGATACCGGGGGTAACAGCAGCAACCACTCGCATTGAGTACACATTCACCTTCAGCCCGCCGCGAGCGGGCTTTTTCATGTCTGGAGAAAAAGCATGACGAGTAAAACCAAGGCCGTTCCCGCCGCCACGGATGCACCCGAGCCGGCCATGCTGAGCATCTTTCGCGACACGCTGTACACCTCGCGGGTGCTGATCCTGCTGGACGCCGGGCGCACCTTGAAAGTCAAAAAAGGACAAGTCGCGGTGGCGTCGGACGACACGGTCGCGCTCGACTATTTGCATGGCCGCAAGGATTTTGTCGCGGTCGAGGGCTGATCCAATGATCGGGATGATCGGACTGGACCGCCGCACCGGCCAACTCATTTCCGGCCTCGATCACCTGCGCCAGTCCATCGAGGACATCTTGTCCACGCCCTTGGGCAGCCGGCGCATGCGCCCGGAGTACGGCAGCAAGCTGCGGCGCTTTGTCGACCTGCCGGTCAATGACGGTTGGAAAAGTGCCGTGCAGGCGGAGGTAGCCAGTACGCTGGGGCGTTGGGAGCCGCGCCTGAAACTCGGCCGCGTGCGCGCCGTGGCCATTCTCGACGGGCGTATCACCTTTGAGCTGACCGGGCAGTACCTGGGCAGCGACGTGACTTTGGAGGTGTCCGCATGACCATGGAACTGGCGGCCCTGCCGCCGCCGCAAGTGCTCGAAGACCTCGACTTTGAAGTGGTCTACCAGGAGAAGCTGGAAGCCTTCCGCCTGAGCATGGGCGATAACTGGAGTGCGGAGCTTGAAAGCGACCCTGTGCTCAAGCTGATCGAGCAGGCCGCGTATGGCGCCTTGCAAAACCGGGCGCGGGTCAACGATGCGGGCAAGGCCTTGCTCTTGGCCCATGCCGAGCGGGCCGACCTCGATCACCTGGCCGCCAACGTCAACCTGCAGCGTCTGGTGATTCAGGCGGGAGATCCGAGCACGGTGCCGCCGACGCCACAGGTGCTCGAAGAGGACGATGCCCTGCGCGAGCGAGTGCAGCTGTCGTATGAGGGGCTGACCACGGCGGGACCGCGTAACAGCTACATCCTGCACGCGCGCAACGCCTCGGGCCTGGTGGCCGATGCCACGGCGGAAAGTCCGTCACCGGCCGTGGTGGTGGTCACCGTGCTCAGCCTGGAAGGCAGCGGCGCCGCCTCGCCGGAACTGCTGGAAGAGGTCCGGCTGCACCTCAATGACGAAGACGTGCGACCGGTGGCCGACCGCCTCACTGTGCAGAGCGCTGTGGTCATCGATTACCACATTGAAGCGGTGCTGTACCCGCAGGCACCGGGGCCGGAAAACGAAGCCTACCTGGCCGAAAGCCAGAAACGCCTGAGCGAGTGGATCAACCCACGCCGCCGCCTTGGTCTGGAAGTGGCGCGCTCGGGGATCGATGCGCAATTGCACGTTCCCGGCATCGCCCGGGTAGAGCTGCTGGACTGGACCGATATCAAACCGAGCAAGGCCGAGGCGGCGTATTGCACCGGCTACACCGTGACGCTGGGGGCCTGACATGAGCAGTCAGCTGCCACTCAACAGCACGCCGCTGGAACTGGCCGTCGAGGCGGCCAACTACGAAAACACACTGATCCCGCTGCGCAGTTTGTATAACGCCGACACCTGCCCGGAACACCTGTTGCCGTACCTGGCGTCGGCCTGGTCGGTGGACCGCTGGAACAACAACTGGGCGCAGGAGGCCAAGCGCACGGCAATCCGTTCGGCGTACGACGTGCATGCACGCAAAGGCACCATCGGTGCGCTGCGTCGGGTGGTCGAGCCCTTGGGCTACCTGATCGACGTGGTCGAGTGGTTCGACACCGTGCCGGAAGGCGTGCCCGGTACCTTCGCCCTAGAGGTCGGCCTGAATGACGCCGGCATCACCGAGGAACTGTACGAGGAACTGGCGTGGTTGATCGACGACGCCCGTCCGGTCAGCCGGCACATGACCAACCTGGCGCTCAGCCTGCAGACCGAGGGGGTGCTGGGCATTGCCGTGTGCGTGCAAGAAGGTGAAGAGATCGACGTATACCCGCCGGCCCCGAAAGACATCGATGTGACCGGTACTTTTGGCCCGGCGCTCTGCGTCGATGAAACCGATACTTTGGACGTTTATCCCTATGATTGATAAAACCAGTCAGTTTTTTGCCATTCTCACGGCGGTCGGTGAAGCCAAGCACGCCAATGCCATAGCCATGGGCCTGGACTGGATGTTCACCGAGATGGGCCTGGGCGATGCCAACGGCACCGACCCGATTCCTGATCGCCTGCAGACCCAGTTGATCAACGAATGGCGCCGGGCGCCGATCAACCAGATCCGGGTCGATCCGGCCAATCCCAACACCGTCATCACCGAGCAGATCATTCCGCCGGAAGTGGGCGGTGAGTGGATTCGCGAGATCGGCCTGTACGATGTCGACGGTGATCTGGTGGCGGTGGCCAACTGCGCACCAAGCTATAAACCATTGCTGGACCAGGGCAGTGGCAAAACCCAGGTCGTGCGGATGAATTTCATCGTCAGCAGCTCGGCGAACATCGTGCTGAAGATTGACCCAGCGGTGGTGCTGGCCACGCGTGAATATGTCGACCTGGCTATCAGTGAGGCGCTGGCCAAGCTGGATCACAAACAGTCAGCGCGGGTGGCGGCCACAGTCCCCATCGCGCTGAGCAATGTGCAGACCATCGATGACGTGGCCGTGGCCACCGGTGATCGCGTGCTGGTGACCGCCCAGACAGAGACCCAGAACAACGGTGTCTATGTCGTCGGCGCCGAAGGCTGGACGCGGGCCGCCGATGCCGACAACAGCCTTGAAGTGACCCCAGGGTTGTTCATCCACGTCGAGCAGGGCACGACCAATGGCGACAGCCTCTGGCAGTTGGTCACCGACGCGCCGATCACCCTCGGCACCACCGGTTTGCAGTTTGAAATGATCGCAGGCGGCAGTGGGGGCGGCGTGGGCACGTTTCGCAGTGTCACCGTCGATGCCCTTGGGCGTGTGATCGCCGGCACCAACCCGACCACCTTGGACGGCTACGGCATCACCGATGCCCTGGCGGTGAGTGAAAACCTGGGCGATGTTGCGGATGTGGTCGAGGCTCGGAATAACCTCGGGCTGGGCACCGCTGCGACCGCTGCTGTGCAGGTCCACCTGCACGATGAAACGCCTGATGCGCTGATGAAGGTCGGAGCGTTCGGCTGGGGCGGGCCTGCCTATGCGGTCAGTGATGTTGACATCGGTGGCTTGAACGCGGAGACGGCCCTCTATTTCATCAGCAATGGCATAGGAGGGCCAGGTGGCGGGATCTATGAGGGTTGGGTTCGCGTCTCGGCGATTACACCAGGTCAATACGCCTTCCAGGAGATTTATGGGAATGCCGACCACACCCTACACCGCCGGGCCTTGACTGCCGGTGTTTGGGGCGAATGGGAAAGCATCTGGGACTCAACCAATCTGGTTAAACAAATCTACCCCCAAGATGACACGCCAGGCCGTGTATTGCTCACGGGTGCTTATGGCATCGGTCACGGGGGGATTGTCCTTCCCGACGGCACCGATCTAAACACAGTCACCTCCGTGGGCATTTACCGGGTGAACCCTGGCCCGAACGTTCCAGAAGGCGGTCAATTCTCCCCCATGCTGGTTACGGTCAGTCAAGACACCCTCTGGCAACAAATCATCGGCTATGACACCGCTACTGCTATTACTCGTGGCGGTGTTCTGGGCCCAGAGGGGTACGTATTTAGTGAGTGGGCAACCGCTTGGAACACTAATAACTTTAACCCTGCTGCGTACCAACCTGCGTTGGGCTTCACTCCCGTGCAGCAAGGCGGGGGGGCGGGTCAAACCCCCAATAAAATCTACATCGGCTTTGAAAACGCCACGGGCCAAATAAAAATACAGGTTGATGCGCAGGATTTCGGGCAAATCTGGACCCAGAGCAATTTTGATCCTGCTGCCATATTTTCGCTTCCCATCGGCGTGCCGTTTCCATGGCCAACTGCTACGCCGCCCGAGAAATGCGTGTTGATGGGGGGACAGCCGTTCAATGTCGAGTGGTACCCGGCATTGGCTGCCGTGTATCCCAGCGGCTTCCTGCCAGACATGCGCGCCGAGACAATCCGTGGCCTGGATGGCGGGCGCGGCATCGACCCCGACTCTGGGCGCGCCGTGTTGAGCCTTCAACTCGACACGCTACAAAACATGACGGGTGAACTCAGGCTACAGGACGATGATTCGATGTTGCTGGTGAATACCGCGACCGGTGTATTTACGGCTTCTGGTTACATGACGAGCGATATACCCGCCGCACCACGCGTCAGTACCACGGGCAACATGTCTGTAACTTTTAACCCATCGGCGGTCGCCCGTGTGAGCACGGAAACCCGCATGCGCAACGTGGCTTACAACTACATCTGCAGGATGTACTGATGACTACTTTAGTGAATGGTTTTTTTGAAGAGAGCGGCTGGATCGAGGTTTACACGTTCAGTGAATCCACAGGTGAATACCTCGGAAAGAACGAAATCTATGTGAGCGCTGGCTGCGGTCTGCCGGCTGGCGCAACGCTGGATGAACCACCACAAGCTTCGGAACAACAGGTGGTCGTTAGGCAGCAGGATGCATGGGGTGTCGTGCCTGACTTCCGGGGCGTGGTTTTCCGCACCACTGACGGTGCCGAGGTGACGCACTCGATGCCGGGCGAGTTGCCGGCCGAGCTGACGGCTTTGCCGCGACCGAGTGCGGCCTATATTTGGGATGGTCTCGTTTGGGTGCTCGATGCCGCACGCGATCTGGCGCTACAGAGCCGGCGAGAACGATCTTGGATCGAAAACGAACTGCACTGGGCTGGTAGAGAGATCGACAAGCATCTGGATGCTGACCCGGCTGCGCTCAACACCGAACTCGCCTGGCGCACCTACCGCAATAAACTGCGGGCCTGGCCAACTTCGCCAGACTTTCCAGCCAGTGATAAACGGCCGTTAAAGCCGGACGGGCAGACCCGCACCGCATCCTGACGCCTCGCATTGCCGGGGCGTTTTCTTTTCCATGCTGTACGTCACCGCACATCCCCACGGCCTCGCTTATGCGGGGCTTTTTCGTTTCTGGAGCACCACTCTATGAGTTTTTTTCACGGCGTCACCGTGACCCTGGTGGACACCGGCGCCCGCCACATCGCCACCCCGTCCGCGTCGATCATCGGCCTGTGCAACACCTTCACCGTGGGGCCGCCGGCCACGGCTGCCGCTAACGAATTGCTGCTGATCACCCGCGAAAGCGAAGCAGTCGCCGCCTGGGGCCCGGATGCGGCAATCACCCAGGACTGCAAGGCCATTTTCAAGCGGTCCAAGGCGGTGATTGTCGCCGTCGGTGTGCCGCTGTTGGAGGATCCGGCTGAGCAGCTGTCAGCGATCATCGGCGGGGTTTGGGCCGACGGTAGTCGGACCGGCATGCAGGCGTTGCTCAACGGCAAAAGCAAGTTCAACGCGCAGCCACGGTTGTTGGTGACGCCGGGGTACTCGGCGACGCTGGCGGTGGCCACCGAGCTGGTGGCGCTGGGCGACAAGATGCGGGCGATGGCCATCCTCGACGGGCCGAACACCACCGACGAAGCCGCGATCGCCTATGCCGAAAATTTCGGCAGCAAACACGCCTACATGGTCGACCCGGGCGTGCAGTTCTGGGACACCGGAACCAGCGCTACCGTCAACGCACCAGCATCGGCCTGGACCGCCGGCCTGTTTGCCTGGACCGATGCCACCTACGGCTTCTGGGCATCGCCGTCGAACAAGGAGTTTGTCGGCATCACCGGCACCACGCGGCCGATCGAGTTTCTCGACGGCGATGCGTCCTGCCGGGCCAACGTGCTGAACAACGCGAACATCACCACGATCATCCGCGATGACGGGTACCGGTTGTGGGGCAACCGCACGCTATCCAGCGACCCGAAATGGAAGTTCGTCACCCGCGTGCGCACGCTGGATATCGTCATGGACGCCATCCTCTACGCGCACAAGTGGGCCGTCGACCGCTCGATCACCGCGACCTACGTCAAGGACGTGACCGAAGGCCTGCAGGCGTTCATGCGCGACCTGAAGAATCAGGGCGCGATCATCAACTTCGAAGTCTATGCCGACGAAGAGCTGAACACCTCCAGCGAACTCAGCGACGGCAAGGTGTACTGGAATATCCGGTTCACCGATGTTCCGCCGGCCGAAAACCCGAACTTTCGCGTGGAGGTGACCGATCAGTGGATCACTGAAGTGCTGGACACCGCCGCCTAAGGAGGCCGCTTTATGATTCCGGAAGTGCTCTACAACACCAACCTGTTCGTGGACGGCATCAGCCTGCAAGGCGATGTCCCGAGCCTGACCTTGCCCAAGTTGACCCTCAAGACTGACGAATACCGCGCGGGCGGCATGGATGCGGCGGTGGAACTCGACATGGGGATGGAGAAGCTGGAAGCCAGCTTCCTCACCAACGGCGTGCGTCGCGAAGTGCTGAAGTTCTTCGGTCAGTCCGACCTGACCGGGTTCAACGCCTCGTTCCGCGGCGCCTTCAAGGGCCAGAAGGGTGTGGTCAAGTCTGTGGTTGCCACCCTGCGTGGCAGCCTCAAGGAAGTCGATTCGGGGGACTGGAAACCGGGTGAAAAAGGCGAGTTCAAGTACGCCGTCGCCGTGACCTATTACAAGCTGGAGATCGACGGCAGCGTGATGTTTGAAATCGATCCCCTCAACTCGATCCGCGTCATCGATGGCACCGATCAACTGGCCGCCGTGCGGTCTGCCCTGGGCATGTAAGGAGCACCACCATGAGCAACGCAAAAGACAATGTTCTGCCCAAGTGGCTGCAACTGGGCGATGGCATCGCCACCGTCATCTTATCCAAACCGAGCGAGGCCAATGGCATCAAGGTCGACAAGCTGACCCTGCGCGAGCCGACGGTGCGTGAGATGCGCGCCGCGACCCTGCAGGGCGGAAGCAACGAAGAAGAACAGGAAATGGTCCTGTTCTGCAGCCTGGCAAGTATCGGCCGCGCGGATCTGGAGGGGCTGCTGATGCGTGATTACCGTCGTCTGCAGACCGCCTATTTTCGTCTGGGAGCGGACGACGGGGTTTAACCCCCGCCTGCAAAAGGCCCTGGCTAAACGCCTGGCCGTCGAGCTGAATTTTTCGGCGGCCGAGATTCAGGGCCTGTCGTTTTCCGAGATGGTCTGGTGGCTCACGGATTGAGCCCACCCCGTCGCACGTAGGTGATAAGCATGGCGAACAAACTCTCGCTCGGGCTGGTGATTGGTGGCGCCGTCGATTCTTCGCTCGGCGCCGCCTTCAAGAACGTCAGCGGCGAAATGAAAAAGCTGGAGGTGCAAACCACGCGCGCCAAAGGTTTGCAGAAAGTCATCGGCGAGACCATACGCCTGCGCGATGAATGGAAAAAAGCCCACGACAGCGGGGCGGCCAATGCCGATGCCTTGCTGCGCAAACTGGAGACCAACACCAACAGTTTGCGCAAGCAGGGGGTTGAAGTCGGCCGCCTGCGTCAGGAGTACCTGGCGCTGGGCAAGGTGGTGCGCAGTGCCGAGTTCAAGGCCAAAGGCATGGGGCAGGTCGAGGAGGGGCGGGAAAGCCTGCGCAGTGGGTTCGGCACGGCGGTGGCCGGCACCACCCTGGCGGCGGTACCGACGAAAGTCAGCGCAGATTTTCAGGCGATCATCCGCGACATCGCGATCAAGTCCGGTACCGCCAATACCCAGCAGGAAGTGAACACCGCGCGGGACATCGTGCAGACTTCGAAAGACACTGGCATGGCCAACACCCAGGTGGCCGAGCTGGTGAACCAACTGGTCGGCGGCGGCATGGATCTGACCGAAGCGCTGAAGTACGCCCCGGTGGCGGCCAAGTTTGCGGTCGGGCAGGGCGCGTCGGGCACCGACACGGCGAAGATGATTCTGGCGATGCAGAACAACGCTAAGATCACCGACCCGAAAAAAATGGAACAGGCCTTGGCGTCGGTCGCGTTGCTGGGCCAGCAAGGTAGCTTCGAAGCGGCCGACATGGCCAAGTGGTTTCCGGAACTGCTGGCGCAGATGGCCAGCAGCGGCATCACCGGTCAGGATGCGGTGACCCAGTTGGGCGCCATGCTGCAGGTGCAGATCAAGAGCGCCGGCAGTGCCGATGAGGCGGCGAACAACCTGAAAAACTGGATTGCGAAAATCGGTTCAGGGGAAACGGTCAAAGGTTATGCCGATGCCGGGATCGACTATCAGGGCTCGATGAACGCCGCCATTGCCAAGGGCCTGTCGACCTTTGAAGCCAGTTTTGAACTGGCTCGCCGGTACGTGGAAAAGACCGACCCCAAAAAGGCCAAACAGCTGGATCAGGGTCTGACCAAAATCAACCAGGAGACGGACCCGGCCAAGGCGCAAGCGATGGCCGATGCTCTGGCCGCGACCCTACGTACCGGTGATGTATTTGCCGACATGCAGGTCAAGACCGCGCTGATGGCGTACACCCAGAACAAAAAGCTGTATGCGGACCTGAAAAGGGACGCCTCGAACCCCAACGGCCAACGCAAGGACATTCTCGACAAGAACCTGAGCGAGCGGCGCGAAGCCTCGTCACAACGCTGGGCCGAAACCGGTCAGGCGTTCAACGATTCGCTGCGGGCTATCGGGGATGCCCTGCGTCCGGCGACGGATGCGCTGGCCATCGGGATTGGCGCGGCGGCGCGTGGCTTGACCGCTTTGTCCGAGGAAACGCCCAAGGCGGTGCTGGGCCTGGCGGCACTCACTGCTGGTGCGTTGGTATTGGGCAAAGCCTGGGCCGCGCTGAAAATCGGTCGGGGGCTGGCCAACATCGCCCGTGGTTCGGCCGGCGACCGATCCAACATCGTCCAGCGGGTGTTCGTGACCAACGCGAAGGACGGTGATGGCGAAGGACTGGATCGCGATCCAGGTCGAAAGGGAAAAGGTTCTGCCAATCGACTTTCCCGTGGCGTGAAAGCGGGCGGGGCGGTGGCGGTGGCTGCTGCCGGCTACCAGGTAGTGGACACTTACCTGAACGCCACCACCCGCGATGAAAAGGCTGAAGGTTACGGCGGGGCGGCGGGGAGTCTGGCCGGTGGCCTGGCGGGTGCAGCGGCCGGCGCGGCCATCGGTTCGATCATCCCACTGATCGGAACCGCGATTGGCGGAGTGATCGGTGGCATGGTCGGCGCGTGGGGCGGCGGTGACGTGGGCGCGACCATGGGCAAGGCCTTGTTTGGCGGGCCGGACACGCCGGCCAAAGCGCCGATCGGTATCTTGCCCATGGCCGCCGGCCAGGGCGTTGGCGCGGTCGTGCGTGCGATGGACAACGCCCCCGCCGCGCCGGTCACGGCGGCGGCATTGATGTCGAGCACGGCGGCAAAAACACCCGAATGGCCGAAGGTCGATCAGCAGTTCACCTTCGCCCCGGCCCCGGTTTTTCAGGTGCATGGCGATGTGAAAGACCCGGCGCAGTTCGTTCAGGAAATGATGCCGTACCTGCGCCGTCAGTTTGACGACTTCGCCCGGGAGGCGCGTGACCGCCAGTTGTTTGATGCGCCCCATGTGGGCTAAGGAAGTGTTATGTCGGATGAAAAGACCTACCTGCAGCACTTGCAGGGCGGGCTCAAGTACATGGTCGATGCCGGTGAAACCGGCCGTACGGACATCGAGTCGATGACCGGGCCCATGAATGGCGCGCTCAATGAAATCAGCGGGGCGGCCGATGCGCTGGAAGGCTTGCCCTTTCTCAGCGAGGACCTGAGCGACAAGACCCGCCGTCTGCAAAGTGCAATCAACTCGGCGCAGGCCAAGATCGGCAAGGTGGCCAGCTACTACAACCAGACCCAGCGCGCGCTGGCGCAGTTTGATGAGCACTTTTCCGCGTTAACTGAGCAGATTGGCCGCTTTGGCGCGGCGTTCAGCAAGGTCGCCGGCAAGGCCAATGCCGCGTTGGGCAACATCTTCCCCACTGAGTGGTTTGCCGGCGACATGTCGCCGATTCCCGACGCGGTGAAGCCATTCCCGCACCTGCTGATACTCTACCCGCTGAAAGCCAATGAGCGGCCGTACTACTTCAACCTGGACACCGCGGCGTTTGACGAACTGCGCCGGCAGACGGCGTTTCGCTGGGCCGCGCAGGAACGTCTGACCCGGCGCCCAGCACAGCAGGCAGTGGGTCTGGGTGAGGAGAAAATCACCATCAAGGGCGCGATCTACCCGAGCTTCAAAGGTGGGCTGAAGCAGCTGGATAGGCTGCGCAGCATCGGTGCCAAGTTGCTGCCGCTGAACCTGACCACGGGTTATGGCGAGGTGCTGGGCAACTGGGTTTTGACCAATATCGAAGAAGAGCAAAGCGCTTTGCTGCCCGGGGCGATCCCGCGCAAGCAGGGCTTTTCACTGGAGTTTGTCCGTTATGGCGATGACCTGCAGAACGGCTGATGGGGATCTGCTCGATACCCTGTGCCACCACTATTACGGCCACCTGAACCGCAGCGTCGAGGCGGTGTTGGCCGCCAATCAGGGGCTGGCCGATGAGCCGCAACCGTTCCGGGCCGGCGTGCTGATCACGCTGCCGGACCTGGTGGTCGAGACCGACAGCGTCATTTCGTTGTGGGATTGATGGACTACACTGGTGTCGCTCCTTGTTTAAAACTCCTTACTTTCTCGCCCGCCTTGTGCGGGTTTTTTTTTGGAAAAAATCCATGACGCCTAATTTTCGCATCGTGGCCGACGGTGCCGACATCACCAGCCTGATCAATGATCGTCTGGTGTCGCTGCAGCTGGCCGATCGGCCCGGGATGGCCTCAGATTCGTTTGAGCTGCGCATTGATGACCGCGACGGCGCGGTGTCGCTGCCCGTGCGTGGCGCGAGTATCGAGGTCTACCTGGGTTATGCCGGCGCCGACCTGACGCGCATGGGCCGCTACACCGTGGACGAGGTGGCCGTTTCCGGCCCACCGGACACGCTGGTGATCAGCGGCAAGGCCAGCGACATGCGCGGCAGCGGCAAGACCACGCGAAGCGGCAGCTGGGAGGACGTCAGCTTGGCGCAGATCGTCGGTGATGTGGCCGCGCGCAATGGCTGGCAGCCGTCGTGCCCGGTCGATACCCGGGTGCCGCGCATGGACCAGCTCAACGAATCGGACTTCAATTTCATCACCCGAGTGGCCAAAAAACACGACTGCACCGCCAAGGTGGCCGACGGCAAGCTGCTGGTCCTGCCGCGACAGGGTGGGCAGAGCACCAGTGGCAAGACCTTGGCTGTGATCAGCTTGCAGCGCAGTGACGTGACCCGCTGGCAGTTTCGCTTGAGCGACCGCAGCGCCCATCAAGGGGTCAACACCCAGTACCAGGACCTCGCCAGCGGGGAGTTGTTGGTCTCGCACCTGGACAATCCCAACGTGCCCGAAGGCATGCCACCGGTGCACACCGATCGCCATATCTACCCGGACCGCACGGCGGCCGACGAGGCCGCCAAGGCACGTCTGGCCGCGTTCAACCGATCCACCGCCTCGGTGCGCCTCGACTTGCCGGGCCGGACCGATCTGTTTGCCGAAATCATGATCAAGGTGCAGGGCTTCAAGCGCGGCCTTGATAGCGAATACCTGGTGGAGTCGGTCGATCACACGTTCACACCGTCCGGATGGACGGTGTCGGTCGAGTGCAATGGCGGCAAGGAGGGCAAGGCCAAGGCCTCCGGCAAGCCGCAGAAAGTCGTGCTTGAAGTGCCGGGTTGATCACCCGGGCGCATGAGTCGGCCCGAGTCAAAAGTTTCAAACTCAAAGTAAAAGGAGCGGCCAGTCTGGATGCGTCAACATCCAGGCTGGTCACCGTCCCCGCAGATTGTCCCTGCAAGTCCCGCCAAGGCTCCTGCTCTGTGCACAAAGCGGAGCGAGCCTAGCACCTGTTTATTTATACAGTAAAGGTCTTGCTATCATGTCTACCCCCATCATCCCTTGGATGGGCGGCAAACGCCGTCTGGCCGATCGCCTCATTCCCCTGTTTCCACCGCACGAATGCTACGTCGAAGTCTTTGCCGGCGGTGCCGCGCTGTACTTCATGCGGCCCCAGGCTGCGCCTGTTGAAGTCCTCAACGACATCAACGGCGACCTGGTGACGCTGTACCGTGTGGTGCAGAACCACCTCGAAGAGTTCGTGCGCCAATTCAAATGGGCGCTCAGCTCACGCCAGGTGTTCGAGTGGCAGAAGATGACCCGCGTCGAAACCCTCACCGACATCCAGCGTGCTGCCAGATTTTTCTACCTTCAGCACCATGCCTTTGCCGGCAAGGTCTCCGGGCAGACTTTCGGTACCGCGACCACCGCCCCGTCAATCAACTTGCTGCGGATCGAGGAGAACCTTTCCGCCGCGTGGCAACGCCTGTCGGGTACCTACGTCGAAAACCTACCTTGGCTGGAATGCGCGGAACGCTACGACCGTGCCCATACCTTCCACTACATGGATCCGCCGTACTGGCAGACCGCAGGGTATGGGGTGGACTTTCCGTTTGAGAATTATGAGCGGATGGCGGAATTTATGCGCCGCTGTAAGGGCAGGGTGATGGTCAGCATCAACGATCACCCCGACATCCGACGGGTGTTCGAGGGCTTTCACTTCGAGACACTGGACATTCGTTACACCACGACCAACCAGCGGCAGGGCAAGGCTGAGGTCAGCGGTGAACTGGTGATCATGAACTGGGAGCCCGCTGCATTGGGAGGGTTGTTTTGAAATGTCTGTTTTCAACTGTGGATTCAACCGGTCGATGCAACAGATTGGCTGAATCGTTCAGCGAGCGTTTCGTAGTTTAGTGTTTTCCGAGGGCGACTGTTTAGCTGCCTTGCCACTTCATTGAGCGTGGCCGAACAACTCGGCATGCACGTGTTTATGTTGCAACACAGGCTGGCCGAGGAAGGGCGAAGCTTCGATGAAGTGGTCGAGACGCTACGCCGCGAGCGTGCCGACCACTATCTGGCGGAGATACACATGCCTATGTCCCAAGTTACCGGTCTTCTCGGTTACAGCGAACAAAGTGTGTTCAATCGCGCTTGTCGGCGCCGGTTTTCCTTGTCACCGGGCGCCAGGCGTCGCCAGTTGCTCGAATGAAATCGGTTATGTCCCCCGCCTTTCAACTGCCTTGCGGTACCACTCGGGCATCATTACCTGAACCCTCGATATAAACATTCATGCCTTTACTCAGAGACGGATTGATAGGCTGGATCACCGATACCAGCACGCCACTTTTGACCCGCACGATGATCTGTTGTGCCTCGATGGGTTGGTCGTACTTTTTCTTCTCTGCGTAATTGCCGCCAACAGCTCCGGCGAGCGCGCCTGCTACCATGGCGACATCGCGCCCAGTGCCGCTACCGATCAGGCTGCCAATACCGAGTCCGCCAAGGCCACCGAGTACGGCGCCTACGCCGCTGTCGTGATTGGTCTGCATTTGCGTCAGTGATATCTGCTCGATCTTCCCTGAGCGAATTGCGGTTTCACCGGCACCGCCATCGGTTGATCCTACGGCGGAGCAGGCACTGATCAGTACAGTTGCCAACGTAATCGTAAGCCAGGACAAGATAGCTTTCAT